ATTGACCGTTTTGACGTTGAAGCTACTGATGCAGATGCATTTGTTGCGGGTTCATTCAGTGCAATTGCTGACCAACCAGCCAACTTTGCGGCTAGTGCTGCGACAACGACCACTACGAAGTAATTAGCCAACTATGTCGCCAATAAATGCACAGTACAGTTATGGCCTGGGCGGCTAAGTAAGGATGTGATTAAAGTGGCAGCCGATTTAGAAACATTAAAATCATCTTTGCGAATTGACGGTAATGATGACGATGAGCTGCTAAAAGGCTATTTGTCTGCAGCCACCAGCTATATTGAACAAGCCATTGGGGACGACAATAGTGTTCCGGGGTTCTATGAAATGGAAGGCGTGAGTGACTTGTTTGAAACGGCTGTTTACGCCTTAGCTGGTTCATACTGGTATTACCGGACATCAATCACTTCAAACACTGTTAATCCAGTCGACTTAGTCGTTGATTCAATCATTGGACAATTACGAGGCCTGTATAACCAAAAGCAGGATGAGGTGGACGATAATGGCAATTAATAGGCTAACTCCAGTTGACTTTAACCAGCGTATACAGATTGGCACTGTTAAAACTATTCAAAATCCTATTAACGGGACTAGCAAGCAGACATTTGTTAGCCAGTTTAGTTTATACTGCGCACCCTATACACGATCGATTGCATATTCGTATCAACTAACGGCCGAACAATTAGAACAAGTCGTAGTTATTATTAGGCATAATCCCAAAGTTTACGAAGGCATTAAATGCCAATATAAAGGCAAGCTTTACGATGTCATTAATGACAGCATGGATGATTCTAGTAATTATCTGTCTTGCGATTATTTGACGCTTAAACAGGTTACTAAGGGGGCTTAGCTATGGCAAAAGATGATATAGCCGACCAACTAGAAAGTTGGCTTAAGGACGTCCACAAGCTAGTCCCTAACGAGGCTGAACAAGAGAAGATAACCAAAGCCGGCGCTAAGAAGTTAGCTGATAACTTAACAGAAGTCACGAGAAAGAAACACTATTCAAATCATAAAGACGAGAAGCACGGACACATGGCTGACAACATAAGTTATAACAGCAACGATATAGATGGTGAACATGATGGCAGCTCGATTGTAGGCTGGACTAATAAGTACCATGACATGAATGCCATGCGATTAAACGATGGGACTAAGCATATCAAAGCAGATCATTTTGTTGATCAAAACTTAGAAGATAGTCAGGATGCTGTCTTCGAAGCTGAGTTGAAGGAATACCAGAAGGGGAACGATGACTAATGCTATTACCAGTATCACAGGTTGCTAGCCTAGTTAATTCCCTCAATTTAACGTGGGTTGATAAAGTTTACCTCAATGAGATACCTAAAGAAGAACCAGACAACACTGATAGTACAGTCATGCTATTACAAGAGACCGATTCAAGCCCGGCTTACCTTGCAAACAATACGTTTAAAGGCCTAGCAATGGGTGTTGAAATTCAAATCTTTTATAAGGTTGACCTAGCCGATGACTTTAACCCACTAGAAGCCGAAATAGCTTTGATGAAAAGCTTTAAACAGGCCGGCTGGTTAATTGTATCTAGTCAGCATCACACGACTGACCCGGATACGAACCAAATAACCAAAACAATTTATGTAACTAAAAATGAAATGATTTAAAGGAGAGATATTTAAATGTCAAAACACAACATTGTAAAAGCAACTTTTGCTTTACTTGATGACAACGGTGATTTAATCAAGGACCCTACTAAAGGTCTATCTGCTGATGGAATCTATGTTGCCGACCATAATGGCGAAGGTTTCAGTCAAATTAACGTGACTGCTATTGAAGCAGCCGGGACGCCTGGTTGGGGTAACGGACAAATCAAGCGGACAGCCTATGGTAAGTCTATGCCTACCTTGGCCTTAACCGCTTTAGACTTGGACTTCAAGATTAACCAGATGCTAAAGGGGTTCACACAAAACACCAATACAGGTGCCTGGGTAAGACAATTGCCTAAGCCACACGTTGCGATGATTGCCGAATCTCAATCACTAGATGGCGACATCTCAATCTACGAATGTTTCAACAACATTGAATTTGTCGAAGAAGCATCTAACAACTCAACTGATACCAATAATGAAGCTGCCTACTCAACAGCCCTAAATGGTACTGTCTTAACGCCATTGAAGCCAGACATTTTCTTAGCTGCCAATGGCGTACAACAACCATATATGATCGCCAAGTCAAATGACGCTAACTTTGATCTGGACAAGCTTATGGCTGAAACGTTTGGTGGCTACACTAAGTCAACCAGCGGTACAACTGGCAGTACGACTGGTAACTAGCAACACTTTAAAGGCTTCCCATTAAGGGTGGCCTTTTTACATACAAACTAAATTAAAGGGGCAAAATTTACTATGAAAATTAATGCTAAAAACTACTTTGAAATCAATAAGACGGCCGATGTAACACCAACTAACAACATTATTAAACTGGCTACTAAGGTTCAAATTGGTATGTTGGAATCGCAGGACACCGAAAAAGAGGTCACTGAACTAGACGCAATGAAAAACGGCCTAGAATTGCAAGATGATATGGTTGGCTTTGTACAACGGGTGATGGGCTATACCGACAAGCAAATGGAAACCATTAATAACACTGTCTCAATTGAACGGTTTGGTGAAGGTGTTGGCTATCTAATCATGCGTTTAAACGGTATCTCAGACGCTGACATTAAGCTGTCTGAACAAAAGCAACGCAAGGCTATCGAAGATTCTAAAACGTCAAAATAAACCGGCACAAACGCAACGTTGAAATCAAGCGAGAAGTTATGAAGTTAAAAAATCAGCAAGAAGATTTTAGCTTGTTAAGTAAACAATTGCTATTGGAGGGAATATCAACCAAGGAATTTGGCGATAGTCCCTTTTTTGATTTCATGGCGGCTTTAAATGCTCGTAAAAAGGAAGACCGATCTGAGTTAGTCGACCCACTGGATGCCATTAATCAAACATATGGCTTATAAGCGTTTGTGCCTAAAAGGAGGTTAAAAAAGAATGGCTAAAAAAGTAGTTGGCCGTGAGATGACCAGTAGGGTTGGACTAGATACGGCTGCAGCGGTTAAGTCGCTCAAGACGTTAAACGCTGAGGTCAAGGCCAGTACATCTGGCTGGAAGGCACAAGAGACGGCATTAAAGTCTGCTGGTGAGTATCAGAAAGCAGCGGCAGCCAAAGTTGACGGCCTGGCTAAATCAATGGAGTTGCAGAAGAATAAAATTGATGAGCTAAAAAAGCGTCAGAGTGGTATCAATAAAGAAACTGCAGATGGCAAAGAGGCCTATTCAAAGCTACAGGAGCAGATTAATAAGGCTTCGCGTAGTTATGGATCGATGGGCGGACAACTAGAACGTGCCAAATCTAAACTACAATACTATAATTCTGGGCTGGCTGACTTACAGAAAGGATATAAGCAGTCTACTGCATTAAGTAAGTCGTATGTAGACCGACTGGAAGCAGAAGGTAAGACAGCGGATGCTAATAAAGCCAAGCTGAATGGCTTGAAGCAGGCTTATTCTAATCTTGAGAGTCAGTATAAGGCTCAGTCTAGCGAACTCAATCGAATTGCGGATGCTAATGGCAAAACTAGTGATGCTTATAAGCGACAGAAGGTCCGAGTCAATGAGACTGCAACAGCCATGGCTAAAGCTAAGACTAGTCAAAATGAGCTACTTAAAGCGATGGAAAAAGAGCCACATGCGTTCATGCACGGTGTTCGGTCTAAGCTTGATAGCATTGATGACAAAGCTAAGAAAACATCTCATTTATTCGGTACAATTCTAGGCGCGCATCTAGTTGCTAATGGGGTTACTAATGTGATTGGGCAGATTAGTGCTAGTTTTGGCGCTTTGAAGGACTCAGTGGTAGCCTACGATAACAAGCAACGTACAATGACGGCGACATGGGAAACATTAACAGGCTCTGCTGGTAAGGGCAAACAGATGGTTAATATTGGCAACGATTTAGCTTCAGCCTTTAACCAGAACATTAACGTGGTTGATGAACTTAACCAGTCGTTTTACCATGTATTTGATAATGCCCCAAGAACAAAAGAGCTAACCAAGTCCATTTTAACGTTGGGTGATACGCTTAATTTAAGTGATGAGAATGTTACTAGATTAGGCACCAACTTTACACACATGCTATCAAGTGGCAAGATGCAACTTGGCGACTTCAATATGATTAATGATCAACTTCCAATGTATGCCGGTAAAATGCTAGAGTTTGAAAGAAAACAACAGCATAATAGCAAGTTAACCATGTCAACGCTACGTGACCAGATGAGTGCCGGTAAGATTAGTGCTAAAGACGCTGAAGAAGTAATGAACTCCCTTGGTGGCAAGTATAAGACAGCCTCAGAGAACCTAATGAAGACCATACCCGGTATGGAACGATCAATTAAGACTCAAATGCCAGCCTTGTTAAGGACACTTTATAAACCTATCGCAGATATGAAGTCACCACTAATGGGGCAATTCACTAAATGGCTTGACAGTAAGGACACTAAAGCTGAGTTTAAAGACGTTGGTAGTGCTATCTCACTTCAAATGGGGTTCATTTCTAAAGCTTTTGCTGGTAAAAAGTTTAGTGTCGGTAAATACCTAGATAAAATGCTAGCTAACTTAGCAAAGAACATTGACATATTAGGTACAAACATCGTTGCTCATAAAAAAGAGATTAAATCGTTCTTTAGTTCATTAAAGACCGCTTCTAAGACTTCATTTACAGTGTTTGTTAAAGCCCTAAAGGATATGCTACCGGTACTAGCTATCATTGGTAAGTTTGCTGAAAAGCATCCTAAGGTATTCGCTGGTTTAGCTTCTAGCGCATTTATCGCTAGTAAAGCAATCGGCGGCTTAAAACTAGCTTTAGACCAAATAGCTTTTGCCAAGGGTGTATTAGGAGGCATAGGTAGCAAGCTTAGCCGGATTGTGTTTAAACCTAGGGTTGATGGTAGTGAAGGAAAACGAGAGCTAACTAAATTCGCAGGATGGGTTAAAAAAGCTAGTATTGGTACTGGTCGCTGGCTAAAGATGGCTGCTAGGGTAACCACTAGTAAGGCCAAGAGTTTGATTAGTGGTTTATGGACTCACACTAAATCAGTTGGCAGCAAGATAGGTAAAGGACTTAAATGGACTGCTAAGATAGCTTATAAAGGCGCGTCTAAGGCGTTCAGCGTGCTGGCTGGCGGCATTAAAACAGTTGGTCGGGCATTCTTATCACTAGGCAAGTTGCTGTTAGCTAACCCAATTGGCCTAGTTTTAACTGCTGTGGTCGCGCTAGGGGTCGCATTCTATGAAGCTTACAAGCACATTAAGCCGTTCCGAGAATGGGTTAATAAGACAGCTAAAGCAGTGGTTAACTTTGGCAAAGGTATCGCTAAATGGGGCTCAAATGTCGGCAAGTCAGTAGGTAAAGCCCTAGGCAACATGTCGAAAAAGTGGAATAACTTCAAGAAGAGTTTCAAGAAGAGCTGGAACAAGCACTGGTCAGACATGGGTAAATCACTCAGGGATAACTGGAACGGATCATTGAAACGCACTAGAGAGTTCTTTAGTAGTATTGGCAAGAAGTGGGATAGTTGGAAGTCTAGCTTCAAAAAGAGCTGGTCAAAACATTGGTCAGATACTGGCAAAACGCTCAAACGTGATTGGGATGGATCTGTCAAAAATACTAAGAACTTCTTTAGTACAGTTGGTAAGAAATGGGATTCTTGGAAGAAAAGTTGGAAGAAGAGTTGGTCAAGTCATTGGTCAAGCAATGGGCGAACTCTAAAATCTAACTGGAATAGCTCATTTAAGCTTACTAAGTCATTCTTTAGTTCAATGGGTACTAAATGGGCTGGCTGGAAAAAGAGCTGGTCACACTCATGGAACAGTCATTGGGACAAGATGCGGTCTAACCTGCATAGCTATTGGAACAAAGACTTGAGCCATACTAAAGTGTTCGGACATTCAATGGGTGACTGGCTATCAACATTCAAAAAGTCATTCAAATCAGGCTGGTCTAGTTTAGGAACCGGCGTTGAGAATATCTTCAAAGGTCTTTGGAAGAACCTAAAGAAGTTTGCTAGAGACGGTATGAACGATGTTATCGACCTTATCAATGGTGGTATCAATGCGGTAGATGCTGTTATTCATACCTTTGGTGGCAAGAAGAAAACCATTGCTGACTTGCATCATGTTCATTTTGCCGAAGGTACTGGTATGTTTAGTGGGTCACGGAATCCAATTACCAAGCCTACTATGGCAATGCTAAATGATGGTAACGACAGCCCCCAAACTGGCAATAAAGAAATGGTCATGCTACCTAATGGCGAATCTGGTATTGTTCAAGGCCGTAACACTAAGATGATGTTACCAGCTGGTACTGAAGTTCTTAGTGCTAGTGAAACAGCCATGTTAATGGAAATGCAAGGCGTGACTAAGTATGCTAAAGGTACTGGCTTCTTTGGTGACATTCTAAACAGCGTGACTAGTGGAATTTCAGGCGTGACTAGTTGGGTCGGTAAAAAGGTTGGCAGTCTAGAGAAGTTCTTTAAGACTGCTACTAAAATTATTGCCCACCCGATTAAGTCACTTGAAAACCTGTTTAGCTGGTCTTCTAAGGACATCTCAGGTGTCATGAGTAACATTGGTCATGGCCTGTTCAATGGTGTTGAGAAGCAAGCTAAGACATGGTGGTCAACCCTATGGGGTGGCGTTAGTGACAGCCTAGATGGTGGTTCTTCTAACAATGCCTTTGTTAATGCCATGATGAAGTATGGTGCCACTAACAAGTACGTTTGGGGTGCTGCTGGGCCTAGTGCGTTTGACTGTTCCGGCCTAGTTGAGTATACCCTAAAGAAGCTTGGAATTAGCTTCCCACGGACTAGTGGTGAGCAGTATAAGGCTTCTAAGCATGTCAGCAATCCTAAACCTGGTGACCTAGTATTCTTTGGCCCCGGTGGTAGCGAACACGTTGGGGTATATACTGGGAATGGCGAGTTTTACAGTGCTGAAAATGAGCATGATGGCATGGGTATCAGTAAAGTTCATGGTGGTGGCTTTGGTTCATTCGCTGGCTATGGACGAGTGCCAGGATTATCTGACAGTGATAGCTCGGATAAGTCTGCTAAGTCTAGTGGCCTGTTAGGCACCATTAAAAAGCAAGTAGGTAGTGGTTTCTGGTCATTTATTAGCAAGTTAGCTGATATGTTTGGTGATAATAGTGGTTCCATTGAGGGTGGCGCTATCACTCACAGTATGATCAACCGAGCCCTAGAGATGGCCAAAGTACCAAGAAGATATTGGTCTAAGATGCAGTCAGCCATTATTAAGACAGCTGATAGTGAAACTGGTAACCGCAATATCATGCAAACTATCTCAGATGTCAACTCTGCTAATGGTAACCCAGCCGGTGGTCCATTGCAGTTCACTAAGACAACCTTTGACGCGTTTGCATTTCCGGGTCATCACAATTTCAGGTCTAGTTTTGACCAAGTATTGGCATTCTTAAACAACTCTGATTATCTTAATGCCACTGGTAATACCTCGATTTGGGGCCATGCTAAGTACGACTGGCTTCATAGTGGCCCACAAGGTCATAAGCGGTTTGAGAATGGTGGTATTATCAACACTAACCAGTTGATTGAGGTCGCTGAACACAACAAGCCTGAAATGGTCTTGCCATTGACTAATAAGAGTCGGGCTAACCAGCTAATTGCACAGGCTAGTCAGGTTGTAAATGGCAACAATGGTAGTCAGGTTGCGTCTACTAACAGTGAAAGTAGTGAGAAGCTTGATAAAGTCATTGCATTACTGACGGCTTTAGTATCAGGCCAAGGCAGCGTTCAAGCGGTCATTGCTAAATCTGATGTGGTTAATGCGGTTAAATCTGACAATAAGACTAATTCACAATATTCACAAATGATGGGGTACTAGTATCCTAATCAATCAAAGGGTAGTCCTTAAATGGGCGCCCTTTTTACATAGCTAAACTTAAAAAGGAGGTTAAATCGTGACCTTACAACGAGATGATTTTGAATATGCGGGCTTGAATAGCCGGGATGACCTACAGGTTGAGATGGGTAACGTGGTATTACCTAGTGCACCGGCCATGGCTGAACAGGTGACTGATATACCGGCCATGTATGGGAACCAATTTAATGGCACCGATTTTACCAGCCGAACGATTAGTATACCGGTATCCATTTACTGTGCTGATAACCAAGATGCCTTTAATCAGATTATGCACAATTTAAGCGGTCTGCTACTAAGCGATGACCCTAGTGATAATGGCAGGGAATACCCATTAATATTTGGCTTTGAACCCAAGGTGACTTATTGGGGGCATATTACCGCAATTAGTGACCCGGCCCCGATTAATATGGGTATGTATGACATGACACTTACTATTACCTTTGTGCAGTCTGATCCCCGTGCAACCCTGCCACAGGTTGAAACACCCTTAAAAAACGGCTTAAATACGATTACTGTTGATGGTACCGCTAGAACGGATCCGGTTATTCAGGTCGTACCTAAGCGGGATTTAAAGCACATTGGCTTTACCTTAAACGGTGGTGAATATGGACTGGGACCTGATAGCGATGAAGACCAAGCGGTGGCAGTACAGCCTTATACTCAGGTCGTTAACAGTGATGTATTAAATACCATGGCTGAGTGGACTAATGATGCCAATGCAATTGCCCAGATGAAGACTGCTGGTGACTACATTTATCAAGGTGAAGCTGATAGCAACCGAGATACCCAAGTGTTAATGGTCAAGCTAGCCAATGGGGTTAAACAATATGGTAGCCATCAACCAGACTGGTATGGCCCCGGTGTTCGCTTTACTGGCATGACTAACAGCCTGACTAACTATCGAGTTAAGACTAGGATCCACCACATTAAGCACTCAGGTACCCATAATGGGCGCGCGATGGGGCGGGTAGAAGTTCTGCTTTTAGACCCTAACGGAGCTACGATAGGCCGATTTGGTCTAGCTGATAGTAATTCCGGCGGTACACCAACGTGCTACTTACAAATCACTAAGCCGGGTGGTGCTTTTGCTGGCGGTGATGGTAAACATCAAACCCTATTTATGGGTAAGGGCCCATCAGGTAGCTCTAGCAATGGTCGTGACCAGAAAATCAAGATTAAGACGGGCACCACGACTAAGACAGTGGTTAAACGGTCACGCAACAGGCATGGAAAAGTAACCACTAGGACGATTAAGCGCAGAGTTAACAAGTATACAATTGTGGTCAATAAAGAAGAGAAGTCGGCGCTAAGCACTAGTTGGCTAGAACTCGACTTAATCAAAAATGGCAAGGTGTTTAGTTGGTCAATCACGCAATACTACACCAGTGGTAGCCACTCAGGCCAGCCATGTAAAGACCCTAAACGGTTCCTGATTGTTCATGGGACATTTGTTGATAGGAATTCAAATTATCAATCGGCTTTAGGTGGTATCGGTGGGGTGTTCTTTAAGCACTCGATTGCCGAAGATGATGAAAATGTGGGCTATGAAAACCCGTTTATGTCAATCACCCACCTAGACATTTACCAAGTTAATGATGTGGCTCAGGACGCACCTAAGTACATTGCTAATGCCGGTCAAGAGATCGTGCTAAATTGTGAGACTGATAGCACCACGGTTGGTGGTAAGCTAGCTAGCCCAATCTGGTCAACTGATTATCCCAAGCTTAGTCCGGGGGTTAATAGCCTGACGATGATTGGTGACCTAGATGACGCCCAAATCACGCTTAAATATCTACCCAGATTACTATAGCAACACTTTAAAGGCTTCCCATTAAGGGTGGCCTTTTTAATACATAACTTAAAACAAGGAGGTTAACAGATGGCTTTAAATAACCAGTATTTAATCCTAGATCCGAATTTAAAGCGGATTGGTACTCTAACCGTGGATGGTGCCACTAAGTTTTCTAATGACAGTGTGAAGATGCAACTAGCCGACTCAGATACAACTAGTACCAGCTATGATGATGACCTTAATGTGGGTACCAGTGACACGTTTGACGGGACGGTTAACTTGAATGCTCAATCTAAAAAGTTCGACCATCAAGGTTCATTAGACGTACTGCAAGGTCAACCTGATTCAGACAAGGTAGTGGCTGGTAACAATCTCGCCTATTATGATGAGCTATCGGGTCATTGGTATGTCATGCGTATATACAGCGTGGAAGCGAACAATACCGCCGCTGTTAAACACGTCACAACGGCTAACTTCACCAATTTATGCTTGTACACACTGGCTCATCATTATCCTATTGCTACTACCGCCAGTGCAAGCACGATTCAGACAGCTTTTAACGAGTGTTTTAATGCCACTGGCTGGACGCTAGTCTATCAGACCACTAATGTAATGACACCATCGATTACCATTGACGGCAAGACTAAAGCTAGTACGCTGATTCAGACGCTAATCCAGACTTATGATGTCGAAATTGACCCATATGTTGAGATTGACTCACAAGGGAACATCACGAAAAAAGTGTGTGTTATTACTGACAAGCTTAATGCTGATGTGGTCTATGATGAGGCGGTATTTGGCAAGAACATCACTAGTATAAAACGGACAACGGTATCAACGCCCGTGACTAAGTTAATTCCATATGGGGCCAACGGTAGCACGATCGCCTCGGTTAATGATGGTAAGCCCTACATTGTGGATGATGCGGCTAACCAGAAATATAACCCCGATTGGCAAGCTGGCCTTTACTATGAAGCGGTGGTTACAGCCAATCAGATTAGTAACTCAGCCGGTTTAAAGGCCTGGGCTCAAGATATGCTTAAACTATACAACCACCAGCGAACATATTATGAGATGAATGTAACACCCAACTTTAATCCACCATTAGGCGCCACGATCAGGTTTAAAGATGAGCTAATTGACCCGGTATTAGACGCCAGTGGCCGGGTGATTCAACGCACTATTAGCAAGGCTAACCCTTATGGCAACACAGTTGGCTTTGGGGAATATACAACCGTTCAAGTTGCCACCCCGGCATGGATGGAACAGTACCAGAACGCACTCAGTAAGGCGGTTGACGCTGCTAAAAAAGACGCTAGTTCGATTAAACCGGTCGCTTTAACGCCTGACGGTAATAATTTCACTGATACCACCCAGACTAAGCGCTTAATCCTACAGGCTTGGGAAGGTAGCACCAATATTTCATCGTATATTGACAGCAAGGGCTTTATCTGGCGCCGTTATAATACCGATGGCACGGTTGACACCAGCTATAAGCAAACGGGCTACTTAATTAATGCGGCTAGTAACGCTGTCGGTACCTTACACGGCACGATTGAAGCTGACTATATCCAAGATGACCCGGAAATTAAGCTAGACACCACCGGGATTAGTTATTTAGGCGTCTATGGTCCTGATGATAATGGGGCTCATTCAGCGACTCAATACATGGCACGTTTAAGCAATGGGCAGTACCTAACTAGTCGTGCTCGTGATGACAGTGGCTCTAGTGATACCATGTTTGCTTTACAGGATAGCAAGTTTGCCGTGCAGTCAGTGATGTTGCAAGTCCATGGTCAACATGGTGGGACGTTTGGGGTACAGGAAATTAATAACACGGTCTATATTTGGAACATTGTGAGCTTGAAGAATGACCATGATTATATTCTAGTTCGTTTCCCTTATTTACCGGGAGTTACCTTACAGCCTACCGATAAACGAGTTCAACAGATTATGCCCCTTAAAGGGTATGGCCGTATTAACTATGACCGTCAACATGATATGGTCTCAATTGGCTATAACGATGGCAGCACTGACATTCTCAAAGCTAGTGACTTGTTAGCAGGTAATTACAACGTGCTATACAACTTTAATATCACTGATTATGGGATTGATTTTAATAAGAACACTTATCAATCTGAATGCCTAGACTTCCCTTACTTTTACGTTGCGGCCGGTGGTGGTCAAGAGACAAACGATGATCCACATAAGGTATGGGCATTAAATGTCGTGCATAAAGGTGCTGAGTTCGAGGTTTATCTGGATAATGACCTAGACTTTCCTAACTTGACTGATGAAAACCGTGAAGTTGAAACTTGCAATGTCTTTTATCAAAATGGTCAGCCTTATATGCTGTTCACGTTTAATACCAACTCCTTATTAATTAATCCGGCTTCGATGGAACGTGAAAAGGTGTATACCATTCCAATGATAAAAAGGCTAGCAGCTAGCACGATTGATAAGGGGACGATAAATGACAATGTTAATACAGATGATTAAAGAAAGGGGGATTATAAATGGCCGAATCTAATGCAACTCAGGTCATATTAACTGACGATGGTATTAAGATTATCAATGCTCAAACTACGGCTGATAATGCATCTGGTGGGGTCGCCAACTTAAATGACCCCAACTTAATGAGCGTGATTGAAAAGCAGACCCAAGCAGCACAATACACCGGATTAACTAGTCAGTATAATGTGATTTTAAAGCGAGCTAAAGACGCCAATGTTAGCACGACTGCTTTAACTACGGCCTATACTAAACTGAATACCTTTATGACGGCCATCTTAATGGATACCACTAAAGCTAGTGACGTTAATCGGGACACTTATAAGAGTCTCACAGACGCTTACAATATGGCTCTAAGCAACGTACAGACTGCCTTAAGCAATAACTTTAACACTGACATGGATAACATGCAGTCTAGTGTATCGGTAGCTAGTCAAGCGGCTTCTAGTGCTGCTATAGTAGCTTCACAAGCAACGGTAACTGGCAATAGTGCTAATCAGGTTGCATCACAAGCCGTTGTGGTAGCCAGTCAAGCTCAAAGTGCTGGTAACAATGCGACCAGTATTGCTAACAATGCTAGTCAGGCTGCCTCAAGTGCCATATTAGCTGGTAGTACAGCAACAGTAAGTGCAAACAAGGCAAGTGCTGATTATCAGACGTTGAGCGCAGGTGTTAAGGACGGCTCGGTACTCCATATCACAACAGAGACGGTTATTGATAAAGGGGTCATCGGGACGGCTGAGATAGCCAATGGTGCAATCACCAATGCTCAGATTGGTAATGAGGCTGTTAATAGCGCCAAAATTGCTAACCTAGCCGTGGGCACCGCCCAAATAGCCAATGGTGCAATTACTAATGCCAAGATAGGCAAATTGGCTGTAGGTACGGCACAGATAGCCAATGCAGCTATCACTGATGCCCAAGTTGGTAATGTTAGTGCCAATAAATTAACAACTGGCACGATTGACTTTAATACGATTACTGGTAAAAATATTAACGCATCAAACATCACAACAGGAACACTCAGTACTGACCGGTTAAATGTCGGCAAATTATCAGCTTTAAGTGCCAATTTAGGTGATGTTACCACTGGCTCACTTAAAGGTGTCGACATTATCGCTAACACGTTTAGCACGCCTAACGGGTCGTTTACAACCGATGCAAACGGTGCTGTCGTAGCAAGCAATTTAACAATCAGAGGTGTTACTAACCTAGTTTATAATGCGGCATTATTGGGTGGCAGTGGCTCTAGTATCCCCGGTTGGGGACTTAATGGAGAACCTTATTATTCAAGCGTTGTATTGTTTGATGGCCTCCCAGCAATAACTTGGAACGGTGATGCAACGGGTAGATGGGATAACTATGCTACTAGCAAACTTCAACCAGTCACCCAAACCGGAATACCATATAGTGCCTCAATTAAGTTTAGGGACTATGGCTCGGCAAGCGGAATGTTATATACATTCACACTAGGCTTTTTTAGTGCTTATGACGCCAACACTAGAGTTGGCTACTTACAGCAGGTGTACACCGCCAATGGTTCAGACAGTGGTATACAAACATTTACGGTTAATAATGCAATTGCCCCAAGCAATGCTAAATATGTTGCCATTCAACTTTATGCTTACAACGGTAAGGGACATGCGGCATTTAGTTCACCTATGCTAACCCAAACTGCTCAATCAACTGGTTACCAGCCAGATACAGGTAATGTTGTTAGTGCTGGCGAAATAGATAGCTCAGTTATTAATGGTTCAACCATTAATGGGACTACTTTTAATGCTGGCAGTAAGCTAAATCAATATGGCAACACTAGCTATCCGCTAACTATTAATCAAGATGGTTCGGTTACTAGTACGTCATTTGAAACAATTGACACTGAGATCGCTGCATTAAGAACGGTCATCAAAGACGGCACAGTTAAAACTAATTTACGTGGCATGACGCCGTTTGCAACTGGGATGTATTCAGCCGCTGACGTATCACTAGGTGCTGGTCAATTAGCGTTATTGGAAGGCTATTCAACCTCACAGGACCCAAACTTTACCGCAACCGGCCTAAAGAAAACTGGCTATGTAATATTAGATGCCAGTGCTGGGTTAAGCTTGCACGGTACAACACAGGCGATTAACTTTAGTGGGACTGACCAAGACCAAACTACCGGTATCACGATGAATAGCTATGGTAACATCATTGGCTATCCTAACTCAACTTGGTGGCGGATTGTTTCTAACTCAGGTTCAAACATTGCTAACTTTGGGATTGATAGGGGTGGTTCAAACGTCATTCAGTTTAACCGTGAGCTAGATATTGGTAACTTCCACATTAATACCGGCCATACGTTTACTAGTGCTGATGGTGGTGCCATTCACTTTGCCAAAGGTAGAGGCGGCGCCAACGACATTTATGCTGGTGACGTTCACTATAATAGCTTAGTCAAGTCGTCTCTATTAAGTGTTAAGCGGGACGTTAAAAAGGCTGATACGTCCTATTGGGCACAGCTCGTTAACTCAATTGACTTAGCAACATACCAGTACAAAACTGACGATAATACGAGCCAAATTAGATTGTCTTCAATCGTTGATGATGTAAACGACACTAAGCAATGGCAATTGCCGGACGTATTTATTGCCCGTGATGAAAACGGAAAGCTAAGTGGGGTGGATGACAGTGTATTATTGAACGCC